TAGCTAAGCCTGATGCAGAATACATCGCCGCAGCATCACCTGCCGTGGTGCTGGCACTGGTGGCTGAGGTGGAGCGGTTAAGGGACAGGCTCGACGAGCTTGTCTGCTCAGGGTGCGACCAACAGCCTAAATTTTGCAGCTGCGAAGTCGTACCGTTGTCTGGTAGTGAAATTGATTTCGTGACCAAAGGGGTTAATAATGCCGATCAAGCCTGAAAACATCACCAAACAGCAGGCCGAACGATTCGCCGAACTCATGGATGCCGATTTTGGGCGGTTCCTAAACGATTATCAGGCAATCCCGGTTGAAAAGATTGCCAACGCACTCATAGAGGCCGGGATCGTCAGCCCGCCGGTGTGGGCGGTACGCAACTTAAAAACAGGCAGACTGGCCTCTCATCCAATGACGCGACTCAAAGATTTGGTTCCCGACAAAAGAGAGCCATTAGTCGATGGCTGGGAATATGAACAGTGGAAGGGGCAGACCGAATGAGCGATCCAATCAACCACCCGCCGCATTACACCAGCCATCCGTCAGGCGTAGAGCCGATACAGTTGGCCGAGCACATGTCGTTCTGCCTCGGCAACGTCATTAAGTACGTTGTCAGGTGGGAGAAGAAGGGCGGCATTGAAGACTTGAAGAAAGCACGGTTCTATATCGACCGAGAGATTCAGCGATTAGAAAAGGTGAAACAACCTTGAAACTTACTTTTTTCGTCCCAGGCATCGCTTCGCCTTCCGGCAGCAAAAAAGCCTTTGCCCATCCCAAAACGGGCCGGATCATTGTGATGGACACGGCCAAGCGTAAAACAAGCTGGCAGTCGATTGTGTCGCTGCATGCTCAACAGGCCATGATTGACTCAGGGGCCAAGCTGACCAATGAAGCCGTGGCGATGACCATCGACTTCTATTTCCCTCGGCCCAAATGCCACTACGGCAGCGGCAGGAATGCGGCCAGGATCAAAGACACCGCCCCAAAACACCACATCCAGAAACCCGACTTGACCAAGCTGATCAGATGCACGGAAGACGCACTGACCGGTATTGTTTACAAGGACGATTGCCAGGTGACGGAACGATTCTGTCAGAAACATTGGTGCGGCATAAGTCAGGCACCGGGCGTCGAAATTACTCTCGAAGTTGTGCTATAATGCAGTCATGCCGACCAAGAAATTCATCAACTTTCAGTACAGACACCCAGATAAGCTCGTGACGCGGGTGGTGTCGGCTATTTGCAAAGATGATGGCAATTTCAGGATCTCAGAGATTTACGAGGAAGAGATTACACCGCTGAAGCGGTTCCATAAATGGGGCGAAATTAACGAGCCGACTATCGTTCAATACCCAAACAAATAAAACTTTTTTTATTTGCGATTGCGGTAATTTTTTTTAGCGTTTAGTGTCAATATTTAATGGATTCGTTGTCAGAAGAATTATCTGAAGATCAAATTAACCGACGGGCTGAAGCGCAGGTGCGAGTGTACCTGGGCGGGCAGACGGTTGAACTGGTCGGTATGATGCCACCTGACGGTTGGCGAGAGTCAAGCCAGAAAGCACCGTGCGGAGTCTGCGACAGTGGCAGGAGCCTTGAGAAGATAAAGCCCGCCATCTGTCTCAAATGTCTCAGGGCCGACAAGAAATTTGATGCAGTGCTGCAAGCTGCTGCCAGGTGGGAGCAACGCCAGTATGCACTGCAAAAGGTCATTAGCGAGGCACGCATCAAGCGCAATGCCGAGATGCAGCGGCTGACCGGCAACAAGCGAAGAAACAAGGGAGCCCAGCCGGGCCGTGGTGCGATTGAATCGATGGTCAATCTACGGGGGCGGGTGGACTGGTAATCTTTTGACCAAACCAAAAAGGAATGTTAAATTAGGACAGTTGTTTAATGAGTGTTTTTCGAGTGCCACAATGGGGGGAACCCGGGGGCTTGCGCCCTAAGCCGAACTCGCGAAACCGAGATCATCGGATGTATATCAGGATGATCAATCCTTTATACATTTCGCCAGACGAAAAAGTTATTCGTACTCGCGAATACATGGAAGAGATTGCCAGTACAAGTGGTGATCACAGGGCGGCAGTTCAAGCCGCAACGTGGTTGTTCAATGCTGAAGCGTCTGTGATTCAGTCTGCCTATACCGCATATGCCACTGAAATCGGTAACACTTCCGAAATCAATGCTCAAGACGACGAGTCAGACGAAACAATGTCTGATGAATCAAGGGTTTGAAGATTGGTTGCCTTTAGCAACGCCAAATCATAATTGGAAGCCAAGCCATTTAGTTGAATGTCGAAAATATCTAAATGGTTTAACAGAAAGCAACGTTAAAAGATTGATGCTTTTCCTGCCACCACGGCACGGCAAAAGCGAACAATCAACGATTCATTACCCGGCTTATCGACTACTTCGCAACCAAACCATGCGGGTTATCGTCGGGGCCTATAACCACAGCCTCGCCTGCACATTCAGCCGACAGACAAGGCGGCTCGTCAGTCGGTTCGGTTTTCAGTTCGCGAACGATTCAAACAAACAGAATCAGTGGTCAAGTATCCACGGCGGCGGGCTGTATGCGGTCGGTGTCGGCTCAGGTGTAACAGGTTACGGTGCCGATCTGGTAGTGATTGACGACCCGGTGAAGAGCCGCCAAGAGGCTGAATCACCCACCTACCGAGCACGCGTTCTCGACTGGTATCAAAACGATCTTTATACGCGACTGCACCCCGGCGCGGCTATCGTGCTGATCATGACCCGCTGGCATTCGCTCGATTTAGCGGGCCAACTACTGGAAGAAGCAAACAACGGCGGCGAAAAGTGGGACGTGGTGAGCTTGCCAGCCATTGCCGAAGAAGGTGATGCACTTGGCAGGGAGCCGGGGGCGGCACTCTGGCCAGATCGTTACAGCGTCCAAGACTTCGACCGGATTAAGAAGGCCATTGGCTCTTATGCATTCTCAGCCCTCTATCAACAACGACCTTCTCCTAGATCTGGTGGCTTCTTCCGTCACGATTGGCTGCCTATTGTTGACGGGGGCAATAGCTCAGGGCTGGCTTGCCGCGCTTACGATACTGCCGCGACGCCGGGGGCAGGCGACTACACCTGCGGCGTCAGAATGTGCCGAATCGGTGATCGATACCGAATCTCCCACGTTGTACGAGGTCAATGGTCACCAGCCCAACGGCGAACCATTCAGCGACAAACAGCAGAGATAGACGGGCTTCAGACAATCGTCCACCTTGCTCAAGATCCCGGTGCCGCGGGGGTCGATCAGGTGGAGCAGGATAAGATCAATCTGGCAGGGTTCGCGACTGTATCCGCCCGGCCTACAGGTTCTAAAGAAGTGCGGGCCATGCCATTCGCGGCAGCCTGTGAGGCTGGCTTGGTGGAGCTTGAACGAGGCGACTGGAATCGGGCTTTCATCGATGAGCTCTGCAGCTTCCCCACTGGTCAGCATGACGACCAAGTGGACGCCGCAGCCGACGCTTTCAACTACCTCAGCCGCAACGGCTCTTTTCAGTGGTTTTCATGACGCAACCCTATAGCCTGCACATTGGCGATTGTCTGGACGTTCTTAAGACGTTAGACGCTGAATCAATCGATGCGATTGTGACCGATCCGCCGTACGGGCTGGCGTTCATGGGTAAGAAATGGGATTGCGATGCCCCGTCAACTGACATCTGGCAGGAGTGTTTGCGAGTACTGAAACCGGGCGGGCATTTACTGGCATTTGCAGGCACACGGACGCAGCACCGAATGGCCTGCCGAATCGAAGATGCAGGCTTTGAAATCAGAGATATGATCGCATGGGTATATGGCAGCGGCTTTCCGAAGTCTCACAACTTAAAAGATAAATGGCAGGGTTGGGGTACGGCCCTAAAACCTGCCCTTGAGCCGATCACAATGGCCCGTAAACCGCTTATTGGCACGGTGGCTGAAAATGTGCTGGAGCATGGCACGGGGGCGATCAATGTGGATGCCTCGCGAGTTGGAAATGAATATCGCTACAACCCGCCAGTCGGAGATTTGACAAGTATTGGCAGTAGCCGGACGCTAGCCAAAGGTGAAGGTCGCAACGTATTTGGCCGCTGGCCCGCCAACCTTATCCACGATGGCAGCGATGAGGTTGTGGGGTTGTTTCCAGAGACACGGGCAAGCAACGCGAGATTGCCAACAGGCAAGCATGTTTACGGGCATCCAGATGGCAGGACATCTGCCGCCATGCGGACAAGTTCCACAATAGACACGATGTTACGAGGCCATAACGACGCCGGGGGTTCCGCCGCCCGTTTCTTCTACTGCCCGAAGGCAAGCAAGGCAGAGCGGGAAGCGGGACTGGAAGAGATGGAAGAAAAGCCTGCGGGCTCGCTTAAGATGCGAACTGATGCACATGCAATTAAAAATGGCATGAACACCGAACCGCAACGCAACCACCACCCGACCGTTAAGCCTACCGACCTGATGCGCTATCTATGCAGACTCGTCACTCCGCCAAACGGCACCATACTTGACCCATTCACTGGCAGCGGCTCAACAGGCGTAGCGGCATTGCGTGAAGGGTTTAAATTCATCGGCATTGAATTGAATCCTGAATACGCCAAAATCGCCCAAAACCGCATTGAAAACGAATTGAATAAAGCACCGCTATTTACAAATGCCTGACTTCAACCCACTCAACTGGCTCCGCTCGAAAGCACTTCGCACGGGCGTGACTGCCGACACCACCGAGATCGACGTGTCGGCATGGTCAGTCGATGTGATCAACGCATTAAGCGATGATTACGCCAATCTTGCCCGGCCTTATTGCGATAACCCTGTCATCAGGGCCGCGATTGAGGCCATGCGGCGGAACGTCTGCAAGGCCATATTGCAGGTCGGCTACTTTGATGAAGAAGGCGGATTTGAGCCGGTAGATCATCCGCTGCTGCAAATCTGGAAAGAACCCGCACCAGGCGAAACGGAATCAACGCTGGTTGAGTTCATTTATCAACAGCTTTTAGAGGATGGCAACGCCTACGTTCCCGCCATCTCTGACAGAGACACCCAGACGGGCGGCACGATTCGCGAGCTTCAGCCCATCCCTTACAGTTGGCTGCAAGTGCCGACATACGGGCAGGCCATCGGCGAAATCATCGAATATCCCTTTGTCGGCTTTGATGGTGGCAGGGGCTTCCAGTTCACGACACCTCGCGAGCGGATGCTGCATTTCAGGGTCGGCAAGTCATCGACAACAGCCGCAAGGGGCCGTTCACCG